GATTATTTGGTTTATAAAATAATAAACGAAATTAAGAGGCTAAAAGATAATGGCAAAGGCTAAAGCGGCAACAAGTGCAATAAAAATAACCTTTGGGACAAGGCGAAATGGCAAAGCTAAAAAAGCCTATTCCAAAGCATTAAACAAACCTAAAAAATACAGAGGGCAAGGGAGATGAGAAAGTTTTTTGATTGGGCAAAAGGATTTTTAAGCGAGAACGGCCAAGCATCTAGCAAGCGATTTGTTGGCCTTTTAAGTGCAGTCGCTTTATGCTATACTTTGTATTTTAATCCAAACGACGCTCTAGTTTATTCCGTGGCTGCATTAAGTGCAGCCGCTTTAGGTATTACCGCAGTTGAAAAGATATTTAAAAAACCAACCGACAAAAATGAAAATCAGTCCTAACTTAAATCTAGCTGAATTAACTAGAAGTGAAACGGGTAAGAGGCACGGAATAGATAATACTCCTACGGCAGAGCATCTTGAGAACTTTAAGATTTTAGCTGAGAGAGTATTCGAACCAATTCGGGCTCACTTTGGAGTGCCTATTTTTATTTCAAGTGGTTACAGAAGCAAGGCTCTTAACGAGTTAATTAAGGGAAGTCCTTCCTCTCAGCATTGCAAAGGTCAAGCTATCGACATCGATATGGATGGCGGTAATGGAGAGGTGACCAATCGTATGGTATTTGATTTCATTAAAAACAAGTTAGACTTTGACCAACTAATTTGGGAGTTTGGAACAGACTTTAATCCCGACTGGGTTCACGTTAGCTTTATGAAAAGCGGAAACCGAAAGCAAAAGCTTAAAGCAATAAGGACTAGCGGAAAAACAACCTACTTAGCTATTTGATGGAAATCAAAAGAATATCGAGAAATTTGCATCAAATTAACCTCGACCAAACAGAATCTAAAATTGCTTTGTTGTCGGACATACATTGGGATAATCCTAAATGTGACCGAGAAAAATTAAAACGGCATTTGGATTACTGCAAAGAGCAAGAAATGCCAATATTTATTAATGGAGATTTTTTCTGTTTAATGCAAGGCAAGTACGACCCAAGGCGAAGCAAAAAGGACGTATTGCCTGAACATAATAAAGCAAATTATATAGACGCGGTAATTGAGGACGCGGTTGAGTGGTGGTCGACTTATGCAAATTTATTAACTGTTATTGGTTACGGTAACCACGAGACGGCAATTATAAAAAATTTAGAAACAGACCCTTTGCAAAGATTTGTTGACTTGCTAAACTACACAAACAAAACAAGCGTTTTTACTGGAGGTTATGGAGGTTGGCTGGTAATTAAAAAACATATAGAAGGCAACACCTATATGACAAAAAATTTAAAGTATTTCCACGGTAGTGGAGGCGGTGGTGTAGTTACAAAGGGAGCTATTAACTTGACTAGGGCACTAGAAATGTATGAAAATATGGACATTTTTGTTATGGGCCATATTCACGAAAACTCCAGCAGAAACGATGTACGGGATTGCGTAGATTATAACCCTGGTAAGCATTGCCATGAATTAGTGCAAAAGCAAATACATTTGGCAATAACTGGAGCCTATAAAGAAGAATACGAGGACGGTTTTGGAGGTTGGCACGTTGAACGTGGAGCCCCAGTAAAGCCGACAGGCGGTCGAATTTTAAATTTAGACCATTTAAGAATTAGAAAGGCTAAGGATAGTTATTATGAATTGCTAGTTGATTCTTGTAAATTTCCGCTATGAAAGCAATTTTAGAATATTTCTTGCCTGAAGACAACACAGACTTTCAAGCAGCTATTAATGGACATAATTATAAAAACGCAATTTGGAACTTTGACCAGCTTTTGCGCTCTGAAATGAAGTACAAAGAATTATCTGATGAGACCTATAAAGCTTACGAATATTGTCGTACTGAATTGAGAAAAATACTAGAGCAAGACAATTTATTTATTGAGCAATGAATTACTCTACTGACAACGAAAAAATTAAAATTGCAACTCTGGCTTTTATAGCTGGAATAATTATTGCGTTTATATTTTATCCAAAGCCTGAAGCAGAAACCTTTTATAAGTTTGAAACCGTGACAAATACAGACACTTTGATTATAGAGATAAAGGATACGGTTTATGTACCTAAAACAAAGATAAAAACCGAAGTTTTAAGGGATACAATCCTAATTGATTTTAAGCCTCAAATTAGCCTGTTTAAGACCTCTATTCCTTCAGAGTATGGAAGTACCAATGTAAGCGGAGAAGTCCTCGGAGAAGTCCTTAAAATGACCGCTACGAACGATTTTAAGATACCTGTGGTAACCAATACGATTACCGAAACTAAAACAGAAACAATAATTAAGAAGAGCAAAGGAATATATTTGGGCGCATCGGTTAACTCTTTGTTACAACCGAGCGCATCAGTTGCCTATTTAGACAACAAATATTTATTTAGCTATCAATACCAGCCTTTGCAAAAAGTCCATCAAATAGGAGTTTCTAAAAAGTTATTCTAAAGGTTAACAAAAGTTTTTAATTTGTGAACTTAAAGGTTGTTATTCGGTAAAATTCCGAATTACTATTTATTTTTTAACAATATCTTTAAGCTGGCCCCAAATAGACTCAGAATTTGCGCCCCAGTACATTTCACATTTACCCTCCTTAATTGGCGAGTCAACAAAAAAAGATTGCATATACTCGCTAGGCTTGGCCGTGAATCGGTAACAACTTTCTTTGTAGGAACAATTTGTCCCTCGGCACATTGTGATATCAGGCATATTATATGTAATTAGGCGTTTTGTCGCACTTTTGTCTGATTTATACGACATTGCATATAAAACTTGCGGTTAATGTGCAATATATTACACATTTAATGGCCTTTTTGTAAAGCCTAGTTTATTTATTTATTGTGAAATTCTTTAAATTGTTTAAATTTTTCGCCCTTTAGGTATTGGCTGGTCGTAAACTTAGACCTTCCTTTTTTAACTAGCAATCCATCTGCAAACAAAACGTAAAATTCGTTCTCGGCCGCTGGCTGATTGATAGAAATGTATTCTATCCACCAATCTATTGGCTTTCGGTTTTCATCAATCACCTTAGTAGCAGATAGGTATCCAAAAGGATTAATTATTTGTACTTCTTCCATTATTTAAACAATCGTTTAATTACACTTTCTTTTTGTTCATTATGCAAATATAGTTTTTGCCTTAATATTTCAATAAGCTCTATTGCAATGTGGTTTTCTATTTCAACTATGTTTTCACCGTAGTCAATAACCAAGATTCCTGTTTCCAAATCAACATGAAAGTCTAGTTCTTCAAATTTATATTTTATCATTTGTAGTTGTGATGTAAGTGTCTAGTTATAAGTTGTAGCTTAATAACATATCTAGGATTCTGAAGCAAGTTAGTAAGCCTTGGCTCTATGTTACCAATAAAGTGATTATAGAATATTTCTCCTGCTTCAGGATGGTCTTCCATGTCAAGATGTACTTTTAAACCATTCCCTTGGCAACATACCGCTGATCTTACCGCTCTTTTAATCTGTTCGTTTGAGTATTTCATCGATAATTATATTTACGTAGGTGATGAATATAGCAAGTACCAATGCAAACATCCCAAGATACTTAGAAATTAAATATAGACAGGTCATAAAACCTATGGATATATTTATAAATTTAACTAACTCTAAAAGAATTCTTTTCATTTAGGTGTAAATTTAATTGGATGTGATATTTCATTTCCATTAAAGTCTAGCAATTTACCATTCATTTCAAAGTGAACCTCCATCTGTTTATTCTTATAGTTCTGAATAAGTAGCCTAATTTTATCTTGGACATCTTCCATGGAGATAAACTCTCCATGTCCGATGTCTTGCCATTCTGTAAATTCGTTAAACTTATTGATAAACCTACGCTTCAGAACAAAATCAGAAGGGCAGACCGCTTTCTTTCTCGGCATATTGAGCTTTAGATTGATGTGCCTGCTTTTTTTCTACAACCATCGCTGGTTTACCATCAGACCAAAATACTTTGCCTGAACCTGTCCAGAACTTAGGCTTTTTAGCCTCTCTATCCTCTTTTGACTGAGATACATAGGATTGAACATTCTGACCGTAATCGTTTCCCTCATCGTTCATTGAAATGGTTAATGATACACCTTTAAGAGCTTTAGCCTTAACGGTGCTTAAAAGGGTTTCTAGGGTTTCCTGCTTTAGGAAGATTTCTGATAAATTTGCCATTTGTTTTTTTGTTTTGGTTAGTATTGTAATATTAAGTTATTGATTTATTGGATAAAAGAAAATTCTGATATTTTTCATAGAAGTCAGCAAAGTTTTTTACTATCCAGTACTGACCTCCAGACCTTTCGATGGCCTCTTGATAGACTTTCTGATGCTCTGACTGCCTGTCTCTGCCTATCTTGACCTCTATCTTTACCGACCTTCCAAGAATTGTAGCTGAAATATCTGCTGATCCTTTGGTTGCCGTTGACTTGCCCCAGGTCATGGAGCCGATGGTCTTGGTTCTGCCAATTACATCGGTGACCTGCTTTCTGTTGTCGATTGGTCTACCCATCGTGTTAATACGCTCTGCCTGGTATCCACTAAGCTCTAGGAACTCCTTGACGCACTTGGTTAGGCCATTGGCTGTCTTATCCTCGTACTTCGGTGTTGATATAGCATACTTCGGCACATTGGGATAAGATTCTAGCATAGACTCTTGCTTGAGTTGTTTTAGAATGTCAAGTGGTTTCATATTGCTCGATTGCTTTAAATATCTGATAAACTACTTGTGGAACTATTGCGTTTCCACCGGCTTTGATTGATTCGTTTCTCCATTTAGAAAAGGTAATAGAGTCCAGTCTGTCGGAAAGCCCATCATCTCCATCACAAATTGGGGAGACAGTTGGGAATTTTTGCCAGTTTTCAATCCTAGATTGTCTTCTATGAAACTTGGAATATCTCCTCTCCTCCCCTCGCATCCCTTCCAATCCCTGGTTCTGGGAGTGGGAATCATTTGATTCTTTATTAATTGAGGCAAACTTAGTTGTAAATTTATCCCCTTCTCTGCCCAAAGTTCCTTCCTTTCTTGATATTTCTCCGATGTTTGTGCATCCTTGTAATCCCTCGCTGATGGAGTTGGTAGAAAACCCTGTTCCGCTAATTGTCTTATATTGATCCCATACTTTACTCCCTTCGGACTTATATTTTGAATCTTGCCATCTATAACTTTCAATTCCCTCTCGGTTCCTCTTTCTCCGCAAGATGCTGTTGGAGTAGGTAGCATTGTATGCAATAAACCAAATTCTGTCCCTTCTGTGGGGAGCGTTGACGGCACAAGCTGGAAGTAGAAACGGTGTGACTTGGTAGCCTTGAGCTTCCAACTCAGCTTGCACCTCATCGAATACCAACCCTCCATTCCAATTAGTAAGCCCACGAACGTTTTCGCCCACAACCCAGGTCGGTTGAATCTCTCGTATTGCTCTAAGCATCTCTGGCCAGAGGTGTCTCTCATCCTCCTTGCCGAGTCGCTTTCCTGCGGATGAGTATGGTTGACATGGGAATCCACCGGTAATGATGTCAATTCCTCCTCTGTGAATAGTGAAATCTGTCTTTGTAATGTCATTGTAGGTTATTGAATTAGGCCAATAATAATTAAGTACTTTTTGTCCAAATGGATTCCATTCGCAATGAAATACATTTTCCCATCCCATCCATTCCGAGGCTAAGTCAAAGCCTCCTATACCGCTAAATAGTGATCCGTGTCTCATATTAAAAAGGAAGATCGAATGCCTCTAAATGCAAAACAGGAGTCTTGTAGTCTGTGCCAAATCTGGACATATATTCAAATGCAAGAACCCTATTTGCTTCTCTCATCTTAAGCCAAATCCCTTGGGTGTAAGTCTTATCATAGTCCCCAGGTCTCTGCTCCATGAACTTATCCCAGAATACAATAAATGGTATTTCCGTAATCTCGTCTAGTGCTTCAATCATTTCTTTAAATTGTTTAGTTATTAATCTGTGCAAAATCCTGCTTGACATCCACTACCAGTGCCAAAAAAGAAGTCTTGTTGTAAACCGATAGTTTTTATTT